TCACAATATCTTCATGGCGAAATCATTTTGAACCACCCGATCTTTATTGAGGAAGTGCACATATATTTTCTGAGTAATAGAAACGTTTTTATGACCCAAACGTTCTGAAACATACTCAAGCGATACACCAGCAGAAATCAAATGTGACGCGTGAGAGTGTCGCAGCCCGTGCGGCGTGATATTATCATTAACACCAGCGGCTCTTAAAATTTTAGTTAAGTTACCTGAGTAAGTTTTTGCAGTTAATAATTTGGGACCGAATATATAGTCACTATTTACGTTAGAGTTTTCTTGTCGGTATTGCTTGAGCGCAGCAAACCAACGATCAGGCATCTGAATAATCCGGTCCGATGACTTAGTTTTTGTTGGCCCAAATAAATAGGGCCTAGGTGTACCGCTAAGGACTTTAATCTGAGTTCGCTGAATATGGATAGTGTGGGATTTGAAATCAATGTCAGACGTCATTAGAGCCACAATTTCGCCAATTCTTGCACCAGAGAGTAGCGCCGTGTACACATAGAAATTAACTTTTGTCCACGGTTGACTTTCAAGGTATTTCATCAGGGCGTCATATTCATCGGCCTCAAGGTAGTTCTTTTTCTTTTCAATAGTCTGGCCATGCACAATTATTTTTACAGTGGGGTCACGATTGATTATTCCATCAGCGTATGCTTCGCGGAGTGCACCGGTGATATGAACTGAGAATGTTTGTAAAGTAGATGTGGCTACTTCTAACCCGTACTGATTTATCAATTTTTGGACGACGGGTCGAGTCATGGATTTTAATTTGATACCTGGTGCCAGTCTATGAAGCACTTGGCTTGTATTCCGGTAATTCCAGAGAGTAGCATCACGCAAGACGCCGACTTTGTAAGTTTTGACCCAGTCGTCGAAATAATCCACGAAAAGAACATCTGGTGAGCCAAGAGCATCGACGTTTTCATTTTTGAGCTTTTCAGTTTCCGCAACCCATAGAACGGCCGCGGCTTTTTTGTCGAACGTTTTCTTTGCCTTTTTGTATTTACCCTGGTATTTGTAGGGTACTTCGGCACGATATTTGCCGTTATCGGTTTTATAAATTTTTGACATAACGCCTCCATAAAATTCATAGAGGGCGGCACCGAGTCATGATATACTTTAGATATGAACTCGGGACACCCGAGTGTTGCTCAAATAAGCCACAACCGATTGCAGGGAGTGACGTTTGAGACTTCGATTAGAGAGCCAGCTGACGGATCCGCCAAGATTTGTGTCAGTTGGCTTTTTTATTTTGCAGTTTTACGACTTACCGGTCGGAATTAACGTATAGATTATAGCCGTCTACATTGGTAGGCGGTTTTTAATTTACTGAAGTAACTTAGCCTTTTGAGCCTGGAATTCATCATCCGTTAACACACCAGCGTCAAGAAGCCCCTTGAGCTTAAGAAGCTCATCAGCAACAGTTAAGCCATCACCATTAGAAGGGGCAACATCGTCCTGTGAAGTCTCAGTACTATTACGCTCAGACAAGATTTGGTCTAACTTCATAATCAAAGCGTCGTTATAAGAAGCGTTGATTACAGGAATATAGGCGTCATCACGGCTAATAACAATAGTACGAACAATATTTGAACTTGTAACCGTGTTTGATTGGTCAACTTTTTTACCAGTTAATCCACCAACAACGGTTCCAACACCAGGCATGATAATAGTTCCGACTGCAGCGCGTGTAAGAGTTCCTTTTTTCTTTTGTGATCCCTTGGTTTGTTCAGTGGTAACGATTTGTTCGTCAACACGATAACTTACAAGAGAATCATATTTCACAACTAACGTTGGCTTAAATGGGCCAGTTGTTAATGTGAAGAAACGGTTGGTATCATCCCACTTAAAACCACCGTTAGAACCCGAAACAAGCATTGTCGACTCAAGAGCCTTATTGGCCAAGTCGTAAGTTTCACGTGCAGCCTTAGCTTCTTGTTTAGCGACTTTTGCAGCCTCAGCATTTTCTTTGAGCTTATCAAATAGTCCCATATATAACCTACCCCACAACAGCTTTTAACGTGGTTCAGTGATTGCACGTAGGCAAGAGCCTAAAATATGTATCCCGGCATCACAAGAACGACTTTATGTGATGTATTCAAGTGATGTTGCCCTGACTAGGGGCGCCGGGGTTCCTTAGATAAGAAACAACTTGTTTAACTTACGAACGACTTTGTCGCAGTAGCTCCAAGGCTTCGATATATTCCAAAATTTTATCAGCATATTCATCCGGTAAATCAGAACTAACAGCCCGTCCAATTTTTTCTTGAACTTCTGTCAACGCTAATTTTGGAGCAACAGCAACACCACTATCTGATAAGTCATCATTCATTAACTGACTTAATGGAACATCAAAAAGTTCTGCGATGTCAGATAGAGTGCCGACACGTGGCTGGGAAGTCCCCTTTTCCCACATGGAAATTGAAGAACTACTTTTCAGTCCCAGACGATTTGCTAAATCTAATTGGTCCATGCCGAAGCGTTCGCGGAGATACTTTAAGTTTGTAGGAAACATTCATATATCCTCCACGCATATAATATTAACTCATTTCATAATAATTGCAAAGTTTTTCCGAAATGTAAGTCAAGTAAATTGAATTTTAGGGTTGATTTCAAAAACATTGAAGTGTAAACTAATTGCATACCGAAAGGAAGGAGGCTATAAGATGGCCTACACAGAAAAGCATACTCTAGGAGAGTGGCGACGGATGAAAAATATTTCCCGTGTATCACTCGCCGCTATGTCAGGCACAACAGAGCGAACTATTGCGAACTATGAAGAAAGTAACGATAACTTAAGGAAAGCGAGTTATGAACGCATTGAAGCTTTAGCTAGTGCGCTTGATCTAACCATTGATAATTTTGATTTGCAGGTCGTTTCAATTTAATTGAAACAAAAGACCGAATTATCAATTTGATTGATTTTGATTTAGGAGGACAACTTCATGGCGACACCCAAGAAGTTAGTAATGCCACCAAGAGAACATATTGAGGTGAATCTCAAGACCGCGGCCGGCATGTTCGAAATGAATACCGAAACATTCAACAGAATTCACCGATACACTTCGTACTTCAAATCGTTGCGAATTGAGAAGGACGATGGGAACGGACGGCCAATGTTTAATGTAACGCTATTAGATGAGTACAGCCGAACACGGTAGAGAGAAAAGGGAGAAACAGCCCAAATGAAAGAGTGGCACGATTTAATCTCCATCGGCCCCGATTTAGACGGTTGGTCAATTAGTACCAACGGTGAATTGATGGGACCTGATGGATTGATAACGAAAGAGTGGCATGCCAAGGATCGTGAAAAAGGCGGGCGCAAGGCATACACACTAGCTCAACTTAAATTGAAAAACGGTAAAAAAATAACGCGACGAGTTGACCGGTTGATGGCGCAAGTATTTAGCGATGAACCAATAAACAAATTGATTGTCCGTCATAAGGATGGCAACAAAAGCAATAATCAGCTGGCCAACTTAGAGTTTTTACCAAAGACAAGGAAAAACAAATGACACCACATGAATTATTTGTAGCATGGTTTATTGCAATATCGGCAGGCGTTGCAATCTTAGGTGCGGCACTTGGCATGATGATGCAATTGTTAGACGGAAGCTGGGAGGCAGGAAATGAAGAAAAAATTGCACGAATTAACAAAGAAATTGATGCACAACATCGGACGCACAGCGGACGCCGTAATTCTTTTTGGATTTGATTGGCAATTCGAACGCAAGGTTCGTAAGGCAGCAAAACTATTAATGCTTGACCCAGACGAAGAGTGGGAGAAGTACCGAGCAGCAATCGAGGCGCCATATGAGCATTAGACGAATACGCTCAGCTGAAGGTGAACCGGTATTGCTAGATGATAACGGCGTTCAACTTGGGCTTTGGTTTTGGCAGGCAGAGATTGAAGGCAACGAGCCTGATTATCAATTCGTATATTTGCAGACTGAAGCAAATAACAGTCCAGGTAGAAAATGGAACCATTTGGCATTGAGACTGGACCAAAAGAAGATGTGGCCACATGCAAAATGGCGCTACATAAAAGCAAAAGACTTCGAGTTTTAACGCAGTAGGCGTGGGTCGTATAAGGCGCTGGAAAAACAAAATAAAGGATCCTATATGGATGCTTTCTAAAATCAATAGCACGTACTCGCCAGCGCCGTATAGGGCCCACGCCCAAACAACTAAATAAGTCGACCACCGACACAGGCTTCAACGTGAGGACGCTTAAAACCTACTCATACACACTCCAACGTTTTAAAAGATAGTTCAATCGAATAAAAGGGAGCCGGAGCGGAAACAAAGGCCCCCTAAGCATATGCCCTGTGAATAATTCCGCGTTGGAGCCGGTGTGAGTGGTCGACTAGAAAGGATATACAAATGGAAAATTGCACAAAAAAAGTCCAGCAGGCGACACCCCGCTGGACCTTGTAAACAACCCAAATGAAAAAGTTTACTTACAAATATTATCAGGAACTGAAAGGACAAGCAAATGACAACTGAACAACCAAATAAGAATGAATTAGTTTACCAAGCAAATGGCGAGCAAATTAATTTGACACCAGAAGCCGTTCGAATGATTACCGACAACCCAAAGGTGACCGGCGCAGAAATTTATAACTTCATGCAGCTGGCGAAGTATCAACACCTTAACCCATTTTTGAAGGAAGTATATCTTGTAAAGTTCGGTGAAAAGCCTGCAGACATCATCGTCGCAAAAGACGCGTTCATGAAGCGAGCTGAGGACGACCCAAATTATGATGGCTTCGAAGCTGGTGTGGTCGTACAACGCGGCGACAACGTAATTGATGAGCCAGGGGCGTTCACACTACCCACTGACAAATTGGTCGGCGGTTGGGCCAAAGTGTATCGCAAGGACCGCGACCGGCCAATCTACATTCGAATCTCAATGAGCGAATTTTCAAAAGGACAAGCAACCTGGAAGAATATGCCGGCCACTATGATTCGCAAGAGTGCGATTGTAAACGCCCTGCGCGAAGCATTTCCAAAGGCTCTCGGTGCGATGTATACAGAGGACGACACTGGACGTGATGCATTAACAAACGAACGTAACGAACGTCGAGATGTGAACCAGCCAATCCGAGACCTACAACCAACTGAACGCAAAGGAACGGGGCTGTCAGCGCTTTTGCCAAAAGAACCAGTTGAGACACCAGCCAACACAGAAACAGCCGTAAATGACGACATGGTGGACGCACAGGGGCCAGTCCTAATTGATGTAGTAACAGAACAAGAAGAAACGGAGGCAACCCAAGATGAGCTCCCAATCGACTAAACTGCCACAAGTAACCGAGCGCAACTATTACGACCCCGAGCTGGGAAACAAGATGATGAGCGCATCGCTTTTCAAAAGTTTTCTAAGTAACGAGGCATCAGCATTAGCAGCCATGCGTGGCGAGTATGACTTATTCGAAAACAAAACAGCGCTATACGTTGGTAACTATTTACACAGCTACTTTGAGAGTGCCGAGGCACATGAGCGTTTCATTGCAGAACACTTCAACGATATCTACAAAACGTCTGTTGTTAAGACTGAGCCAACTGAGGGTCGCTATCAAACACACCGAGAGTTGCAGCCGATAACGACCTATCAAAAGTACAAGGCAGATGGGACGCTTGCCAAACCACAAAAGACAAAACCTGCGGCTGGTAAGTTCGAAACAATTGTGGAAGAACAACTGGTCGAAACGTATACCAAGGCAACGGGGATGTTTGCAGAGTTCGAACGGGCTCAACTGATGATTGACCGAATAGAACAAGATAAAAGTTTGATGGCTATCATTAACGCAGCCACCGAACACGAGGTAATCCTAACAGGTGAAATCGACGGGGTCCCTTGGAAGGGAAAAGCCGATGCTCTAAATCTCGAAATGGGATATCTAATCGACTATAAGACAGTTCGAACGTTGGTCGCCGACGGTTCTGAATGGAACGACGAAGCGGGACGCAAGCAGAACTTCATCAAAAATCGACGGTACGACGTGCAGATGGCAGCGTACAAAGAATTGCTGAAGCAAAAGTACAACCGCGATTTTGATATTTATATCATCGCCGTTAGCAAAGAAAACGGGCCACTAGCCGACTTATACCAGCTAACAAATGAAACTTTGACCGAGGGGATGGAAACAATTCTGGCTTATCAACACCGCTTCATGGATATCATCCATGGAAAGTTAGAGCCAACGATGAACCCGGATCATAGTCGATACTTTAACGAACGATACCGCGTCGACCTTGAACAACCCAAAACAATTTAGAAAGAGACATACCCAAATGGAAATTACAAAGAAGCAAGAGCAACTATTTCTATACCTAACGGAATTCGGAACAGAATCAACAATTTTGATGGTTCTAGCACGATTTTCAAAAGGCGGAGAAGCATTCCAAGACGCGCTGAAGAATCTAGCAAAAAAGGTTCTGAATGGTATTGAGGAGCCGGTTTCAGAAGATGGCAAGGACATGATCCGAAAGACTTATGAAGCATTTGAAGAAGTATGGGATGAAAAGGTTGGCCCGGATAAACCCGCACAAGATGTTAAGAACGAGCTAACTGGTCAAACACGGACTGAAACGAAAGAAATGTTCCGACTACTAAATTACGGGTTCAAGTTGTCTTATAACTGGGAGCGTATCAGCAATATGTACGCTTCTGGTCAATACACGGAAATGCGCGCAGAAATGCAAAGAATTGCCCGAAAAGTTCAAAATCAGCCAGAGTTTGGACACAAAGCACCCGATATGAGTAAGTGGGAAATCATGTTGCTCTGGGCTATGAACGAATATGATGCGGTGACGAACAATGGATGAGGAATTCAACGGGGTTAATTATTACCTGGCCATTCCGGCCGTAGTAGCGCACGATGCCACATTAGCACCTGCGGCCCGGTTGATATTCGGTGAAATTTACAGCTTGGCCAACGTGTACAACACGGTGTTTATTAGCAACGCGGCATTGGCCAAACGATACAACTTGGGAATGAGCACTGTGACCCGCCATATTTCAGCACTTGAAAACGCCGGATATATCACAACAACTTTGTACTACAAAGAGGGAACGGCAGAAGTAGACAGACGCGAAATTAAGGTGAACCTCCTATCAAAAATGAGAGGGGGGTCCCCGCAAAAATGAGCATACCCTCCCGTCAAAAATGAGCAGGAGAAGAACACATATTAATAACACATATTAATAACACAGAAAAAACAATCAGGCCCGCCGAGCATCCGGAATCATAGTATACAGAAAAACGACATGCTCACAGTTGGCGCCGCAGAGGGTGTTTTGTATGAATATCAAAGAATTAGAAGAAAAGCGACAAAAGCAACGGCAAGAACTTCAAATGCTCTGGATTAATAACAACTTCGGAGACATGGTAGATGCTGTTCGCCATAAATTCACAATGGACTTGAATGAGTTTCGAGAACTTGGTGGTGCGAATAACGCGTTCGAGATTATGAAATATGCAATCGAACAAACGGCATTAAGTGCACCAAATGCCCCAGCCAGCTACTTATTCGCCATGACAAAACGTTGGTTAAATAATGGGTTCAAATCCGTCTCAGACATTGAGGAGTTCGAAGCCAAACGTGAACAAAGTAAATTAGTACAACCGCGGTCGCGCTTTGGCCAACCTTTGCGAAATGAGTCACCGGTTGCGAAATTCACACCGGAACAAATGGCGGAGCAATCAAAACGTTTGGCCAAAGAGGATGGATTTGATGATCCTGATGAGTGGGTCAGAAATTGGGTTGAGACCCTTCGAAAATTGCGAGAGACACGCGCAGAGCGAATGGCCAAGAAGTCAGAGCAAGGATTAACAGCGACTGGGCGTTCGGTAGTAAGGCGCTTCTAAAAGCAAACAGCCGAAGCGCGCTGAGTAACACAAGAGTAGTGCGGAGTATACTCCGCGGGTATGGGTGGGCAAACGAGGTTAAATATGGAAAAGTACAAGGTAACGCAGCAATTCATGGATGCGCTGATTGCGTGGCGTGATGAGCAAATTTTGGATGTATCAGGCAAGTTGTATGTCACTCCGGTCGACATTGCGTCATGGCCGTCAAAAGTTAATGCTTGGAGGTACAAGTCCGTCAATTCGGTTGAACGAAACAAGCGCCTTATTGCAATCATCCAATGGGTAAACGGTGAAGATGTGTTTGAGGTTGAGAAGCCACATAAGTTTGTTGTTCGAAATACGGGGCGTAACCAAAGCGACTCGATGGTCTATCTGATTAAGATTTCAAAATTTAATCACATCAGTATACCTGTATATCGGAATGCACAAGTTGCCAAAGCTCGTAAATTCAGCACTCGCGAAGAGGCTGAACTTTGGACCACCAACGGTTATGAAGTAGTTGAAATTGATGGTGATGACCATGTATTACCGTTTCAATAATTAGAGAATTATCACCACCCCCGGGAACCCTCGGGGGATTAGGTGGTGTAAGGACGCTTACAAAAATAAACAACGGAGGAACAACCCAAATGAAGAATCGATTACGCGAGCTCCGACACGAGAAAGCGTTGAAGATGACTGAAGTTGCTGCAGCCGTGGGAATTGGCCAGCCGATGTTATCACGATACGAAACGGGATCGTCAAAGTTGCGGGTGGATGTAGCCGTAAATAGTGCTGAATATTTCAACGTTTCGCTTGAATATTTGCTCGGCCTATCAAACTACCGCACCAAGGAAGCAGCCAGCGCACCAAACAATGACGATTTATTGGCGGCCATTTTGTATGGCGTAGCAACATCGCTTCAGACACAAGATATTGGTCATATTGATACCGAACGCGTCCTGGAAAATTTCAGCGCTTTGATGGATAGGGTGCCAAACATGACTGAAGAAACTAAGCAATTGATTGTCGAAGGCTTTAAGACCGCAAACAAGATTTACCAGGGGAAAAACAATGAAGCAGATTAATCACGCTGTCGGCACGTTACAAGACCGATACACACGAGAAGTTATCCCAAACCGTCATGAGCGAGCAATGCTAAACCGACATGTGGCGATTAACAACAAGGTATTTTGGCGAACAATTACTCAAGTGGCCGGTTCAAAGGCGATTATTCATAAGCGGCACTGGCGCTTACTTAAGAGGATGTGGGACAAAAATGCAATACAAAGTCACCAAGTATAGCAACAACGAGACAAATGAAATGAAGTACGAAATATTCAAGCTGGCCAATCGAATGACAACTGAATTTTATGAGGTTCCGGACGATACACCGTTTAGAGACGAGGCGGCGAAGATTGAATTATTCTCAGGACTGGATCCTAATCGAGACATTATCCAAGGCAGAGACCCAATGAACACATTCAAGATTACGTTTGCTGAAGGTACAGTTCACGTCGTAAGCGCCGCAGATTGGACACCATATTGGCGTCCAATTCATGAATCAGAGATTGCAATTGAGGACAGATACACAACGGTGGACGCAGGTGACCTACTAACACCGATAGACGGTAAAAAGGAAGGTAAAGATGAATGAAAATTATTGAGGCATATCATCACGGAACGTTGCGCTTGGAGCTAAACACACACGGGTCGGACTTCTTAATTGCTGAACTTAACGGCAAGATGGCTGTTTGGCGAACGACTGAAAACCTATTGCGAATTTGGTTTCGTCATCACAAGTTAGATTTTGGAAAGGTGCAAGTGGAAGACTGATGGAAATCGTAACAGAGGTAAGTAGCCAAAATATGGTTGCAATGCTTATAGATAACACTTCGCCATTTGGCGAGACAAATCATGACAGGGAAAGTAACGCAAAGCTACGTGAAGTGACGGAAGTTGCCGAGAGCATAGTCAGTGATTTCTTGTGGGTTTATCAACAAAATAAGGACCGTAATGAGGCATCTATGAAAGAGGCGGCCGACATTGCAAAGAATGCACTTTTGAGCATCAAGGAAGATCTAGAAGATTTAAGCGAGGAAGATTAATGGCACATTTTGTTAACGAGGCAATCATGTGGATTGTAATTGGTATTTTTACATACTGCACATATAAAGCTGATAAAACGCGACGTGAAGCTGATAAAGCGCGACGTGAATACGAACGCAAGGCACAACGTGCAGTAGCGGCGGTAGAAGGATGGCGTGATGCGTATTTGAAGGTATATCACATGAGAAGTAGTGAAGAAGGCGGTGAAGAATAATGGCAATTGCAGGAGTTGAACCAGTAGAGCTGACGTTGTTTAGCAAGTTCGGAATTAAGATAACAGCCGACACGAACGGCATGGATATGTACACGTCAGATCAAGTTCGTGAGATTTTGGAACGTTTCGACGAGTGGGTTCAAGTTGTCGGTAACGATGATGTTGATGGATTTATGGAAAACGAAGAATCGTGGAGTGATGAGGGATCGCGAAATGCAACGTTGAAACTAATCGCTGAACTTCGTAAAACATATGGACCAGAAATTGAAATGACTCAAGACCAAAAGAATGCATTTGACCTGGCAAAGCAAACGTTAGAGACAAGCAAGCTGGCAAGTGTTGTTGAAGGCCAAGGCCCTTCGTATTCGAAACTTGATGAGTTAAGCGGTCGAGTATGGGGGCATAAGCAGGGTGAAGCAACTGATGAACAAATCAAAAAGACAATGCAAGCCTGGTTGCATCCAGAACTTATTACGGTGATTTAAAACTAATGGCAACTAAACGACAAAAAGAACATAAGTTACTGATTGAACGTCAACAATACGCGAAGCTAGTCAAGCGCGGAATAATTAAGCCTTCGAAATCGGGAAACGGTTTAAAAATGCTCGCAGAAGCGGTTGGTGAATTGTCACGAAATATCGGTCGGGTGTTCGCAGCACTTCGTGAAAGTCTACAAAGGCATCAAAAATGCTAACGAATATCGATTATAAGATCAGCCAAACGTTGGCCAAGATAGACAGCCAAATCAAGTTGGCCAACTCCTCAGCACGGAAGGCGACACTTGCAGGTGCTAGGAGGTATTGGGCAGGACGTGCGGATGCATACAACGAAATTAAGCAGTTCATAGAAAAGCAGTGGGAAATAAAATGACAGCGGAAGTTAAACAACCCAAGACAGTGAGCGAGCTGGCAACTGCAATAAATAACGCAAGTGAAGCTAACAAGCTTCGTTATAACGCAGCACATGCGCATGCTTACGAGTTTACAAAAGGAACTGGTGAGTTATATCTCATCCCCATTAATCAGCCAAACTGGGGCCGAGTGATGGAAGCAGCGGAACAAATAGCCGGTCACGAGCAAGTGAAGTGGCAGAAGGTAATTGATCCAGAGATTTTAGATGAGCGACACCTCGACCAAATCTTCATTGTTTCCTTCAATGTCCTTCAAGATGAACCAGTCGAAGATGAGAACGCACCAGAAGCCGAGAATTTAATCGTCAGCGATTTAAAACAGCAAACCGAAGAATTACCCGAACCAGAGCAAATCGCGCTGTGGTGACGAGATAGGAGCAAATATGGCATACATTAATCTCACGTTTGAAATTGAGCCGGTGCAGCAACAACGACCACGACACACCAAGTTTTCTAGTAAGCCACATGACCCAGTACAGACTCGGAATTTTAAGTCGCTGCTTAAGGGCATGGCGGCAATGGCTATGATCCGGAAAGGATATCCTAAGCTGAGTGGCCCTATTTTGTACCGTGTGGCATTTTATCGGTCAATTCCGAAGAGTTGGTCGAAAAAGAAACGGAAGGCCGCACACGACCTAATAGAGCCGGTGGTGACAACACCGGATACAGATAATTACGTCAAGTCCCTCTCGGACTCTCTAAACGATATCGTCTGGGAGGACGACAGGACAGTGGTCGGGTTTTCAGCTATTAAGGCATACAGCGAACAACCGCGAATCGTGATTGAAGCATGGAACCCCACGCACGAGGATATTCTGAGTTTCATCCCCAGGGAGAATGCCGATGAGTGATACAACCGAGCCGAAGAAGTTCTTAGGTGAACCCCAGGAAACACCGGACGGAACACCATGGACAGAGCATGATTTATCAATTTTATGGAGTTTGGCCAGCAGGGGGATGACTAGTCCAAAGATGCAGTTCTATCTCCTTCGAACCCCTTCAGCAATTCGCAGCAAGTTACACAGAATGCGCGAAAAAGACAACCAGTGGATATTTGCCAAGGAAAAGGAGGCGGAACCAGAGTGAAGATGTACAAGGATAAGGGCGTGGCCAAACACATTTACGGTGTATATCGAGCGATAAACGATGAATTCATCATGCAAGGAACTGCAGATGAGGTCGCAAAATATTTAGGTCGCACGAAAGATGCCGTTTTTCAAGCAGTCTCTAATTGGCGTAAAGGGAAACATGCGAGTGAACATCCCCGATACACAACGATGAGAATCGAACGATTGTACAAAGTTTATCCAGATGGCCATGAGGTGTGGTTTGACGATGATGACACAGAAGATGAGGACTAAGAAATGAAATATACACTATTACGATTAGCCGAAGAAATTAAGGACTACACATCCAAGGCTATCGCAGCCATTGTGATGGTAGCCTTCCTATTAGCTGCATTAGGCGCCTTACTAGTCGCAATCAAGTGGGTTACTTGGGCATGGACGCTACTTACCCTATGAAGCGACAATACCAACGGCGCGCAACCCAGGTAAGCACGATAATTGATCCAACACGTGCAATTTGGACAAAGGCCCGTGGTTTGGCCACACGAATTGCAGCACGTATTGGCCAAGGGTACACATTCGAACGTGCCTGGGACGGACTGCCACATTCAGCTAAATGGGGTACAACAAAAGATGAGGTGCGCGCGCTTTTAATTAAAGATGGCGTTATAGTAGATAAATAGAGACACAACGGCTCCGGCCGTTTTTGTCGTTAAAATGACCATGGGGGTTATAACATGCCATTATTTCCAGAAATTGACCGAACAAAAACAATTCAAGACGTGGCCTATTTCTTTAAGCATGAGTACCGCCGATTGCTAGCCATGGCCAACATGCAGCGCTTGGACTATAAAAGCCCAGTAGTGAGTGATATGCCAGGTGGTGGGCCAGGAATGGACGCACATGAAGTAATTGCAATGGGAATCGATGTACAGAACACGCTGGAGAGTTTACGCCGCACGATTAACGCGTTGCCGGATAGAGAGAAGTCAGTATTCATCAAGCATATTGATCAACAAATGACATTCACTGATATTGCCAAGAGCAGCATTTACGCAGAAAGTACGCTGAAGGACCACATGAGCCAAGCTTACTTATACATAGCTGATGGATTTCATCCGAGGTTGTCGGACGGTACGATCGTCGACTTCCACCATTATCCAACAGTCCAAATTTCATATGAGCCAGGAACGATTGAAGAAGTTCACAACATGGCACAGTAAGACCGCCAAGCAGCCCGCGCAAGGCGGTTTTTATTTTGCTTCCATACATATTACCGATGTAACAAATGAAGTCCCCGGATCATTAATTGACCCGGGTTGTTTTTTGTCTCAGAACTGTCTCATAAGCGTCTCTAACGTGTCTCCTGCTACCCCGGGTCAGTTGATATGCTGTGTATACAGATAAGGAAGCACAAGCGAGTTACCTGCAGGAGAACAAGGCTCAACGGCCTGGCCTCGTAGGCGGACACACAGCCCCGCAAAGCTAACCAAACGAACACACATGGAGAAACCAACATGACAGATACAAAGTACACGCCAAGCTTCGAAACGCTAGTAAAGTACGCCTTGCACGAGCTAGACGACAACCGCTTGACCCACGGCCAAACACGCAAGTTTCTAAAAGAGACTTACAACGTAACCGACGCGGATATTGAAGCCGCATTCGAAGCGATCAACTAAGGGGAGGCAACGAAATGGAAATTTTAGAAAAGCGTATCGCAGAGGCGAAGGCAGCATACAAAGCCGCGTTTGCTGACCAGCAACGAAAATATGACGAAATCGGCGACGGCTTCGCAAGTATGAACCGCTGGATAATTGCATCAAACAAGGCAAGCAAGGCCGAAGGGGCACTTGAAGCGTTGGTTGCACTACAAAACGAATTAGGAGAATAAGAACATGAACAACAAGGGTGGATTTTACGTAATCGAACATGCGAACCAGGCAACTGGGGATGACATTGTAAATGAAGTGCAAGCAATCGAAGGGGCCGACGCAACCGGAACCACGATTGAACAATGGGCAGACGGGCTTGGGTATGTAATGTTGATGTTCCCAGCAACCTGGACCGAAGAACAAATCGTCGAACGTTTGGACGACTACAAGAAGCGTCCAGGCGTTCAGTCAGTAACGTATGACGCACACGACAGCTGGGAATAAGGGAGACAACAACATGAAAACACGTACTGCAAGCAAGACCGTAATTTTTCGCAAGAAGGCCGGCAATTGGAAATACGAAGCCAAGCTGAAGGTTGAAGCAACCCAAGCGCAATACAGCGACCACACGGAGATGACCTATTACACAAACGCCTGGAAGGTAAAGGACGACTTCAGCAAGTGGGGCGCGGAAGATATGGGGCTGGCAAGCACCAGCATTTACCTTGATCATGCCGACATGGGTCAAGGCCACACCAAGGTGACGATTAACCCGGCTACCACTGGGGCATTGGATATCGACGATGCGCGCATGTTTGCTATGAAGGTCGCCAAGGCTGCCGAAATGGCTGCGGCCTTGCAAGATACCATCATCCGGTTAGAGACGGAGATGGCACAACAAGCAAGCGAGATGGACTGGGAGGAGGTGAAGTAATGGCCACACGAACAACTGACTTCATGTACTACAAAAAGCACTGGTTCGCCGATTACGACACTGATTCGAACGATGTATACATTTACCAGGACGACCCAGAAGACCCGGGAGATGACCTAAACGGGGCATATTTCATGGCTAATCGAGCAAAGACCCGACTGCAGAAGAAAGCCGTAAAAGAGCTACAAATTGATTGATCACACCAAATGGCCCGTTGGGTCTTTTGGCTGTCTCAGAACTGTCTCATAACGGTCTCTAGTGTGTCTCCTGTGCCGGCCGGTTAGTTGGTATGCTGTGTGTATAGATAAGGAACGAGGTAAAAAGACATGAAGCAATTCACAATTAAGCAAGGCAACAAGGTGATGTCAGTAGTTGAGCACTACAACGATGGGAAGGTATTTGTTAAGGAAGGCAACACGGGAGTATTTATCCAGGCGATCAACGGGTTTAGCTATGAAGTAACCGAAGATAGCGCAGAGGCCGGCAGCTTCTATAACGGGGCCGTTGAAAATATTATTTGGTACATCATGGGGAGCATCGACAAGAGCAACGATTACGAGGTAGAAATGACAGTGAGCGAGGAGTACAAGTAATGGATAACAACTTAAAGCCAAAGGGCGTGGCATACGCGCCACAAATGATTGCAGAGCAAAAGGAGCGCCTGCGTTTGACCATTGAGGAATTACGAAAGGCCGGCGCCAACCACAAGCAAGAATGGGCCGAGCGGGTAGAGTTCGAACGCGGCCTTCTATCAGGCATGGAACGAATGCGAGACATTCTGATTATCGACTAACGAGAGGCCACAGACTGGGCCGTGTTGGAATTTGACGCAACGTTTGAAGAATAGGCGACACGATAAAACAACCGCAGAGGCGACGACACACGCCACTGTGGGGACCATGTAGACAACCCAAATGAGAAATAGGCGACTGCCGGGAAGATACCCCGACAGTTCGCCGTCGTTTACCGACGATACGGGGATGAAAACGGGCGAAAGTTGGACGAACACCGGCTGCACACCGTCGACATCGGCTGTATATTGGTAATATCGAAAAATATATGAAAAGCGATAGCCTGCTTTTTGGTACAATACCAAGCGGAGGTTATTTTTTATGAGTAAGAGAATTAAAGCGGTTGCGTACATTGAAGCGGTTATTTTTGCTTTAGAAATGCTGGGCTTCTTATTTAAGAATTTCAAGCCAATTGATGTGATGAATTATCTGTTTTCAACGGGTGGGCCATCCGATGCATATCATTTCCAATGGGTAGGAGTGACTGCAGCGGTTGCCCTGGTGGCATTTATATTTAACCAAGTGTGGGAACGTCGGAAAATGAAGGCGGATCTCAAATCGAAAAATAGTATTATTTGGTTAGATACAGTTAGGCCGATATTAGCAGATTTGATGGTTGCAAGTATTGATGCTCAATTGGCCAAATATGAATTTGAATACAATAGTCGCAAGGGATTGCCACAAGTTTCCGTAGCTGAACTTGAAAAATCCGAAAAGCTGTTCGAAGATAAATTGAGTTCATTAGATAGATCATATTCTTTGTTGCAACTTTATATTCCGGAAAGCGAGTCGACAGCTAATCTTCTTTACAAAATAGAGGGATTGTATGGGACAACAAAAAGCAATCTGGAAAAACTTGAAAACGTCAAATCTGGTACGCCGGATGAGCCTTTGGCTTTGATGGCAGAGAAAAATGATGGTACTGATCGGATAAAGTTTTTAATAAAAGATGAACTAATACCTGTGGCTAAGACGTACTTCAACAAGGAGTGGGTCCAGGCAACACGTGGAGAATAACAAACAGAACGCTGACCGAAATGGTCGGCGTTTTTTAGTACAAGGAGAAAAGATGGCAGAACAAATCACGGAGCTGCGGTTAACGGAGCTGCACCCATACGCAAATAACCCCCGTATTAATGACGCAGCCGTGGAACCGGTCGCCAACTCGATCCGAGAGTTTGGGTTCAAGGTGCCTATTGTTGCCAAGACAGATGGAGAAATCATCAACGGTCATACTCGATACAAGGCAGCACAATTCTTAGGATTGGATACAGTGCCAGTTATCATTGCTGACGATTTGACCGATGAGCAAGTGCAAGCGTTCCGTTTGGCCGACAACAAGGTGGCGGAGATTGCCGACTGGGATATGGAAGCACTGGAACAAGAGCTCGCAGAAATTCGAGATATCGACATGGACGACTTTGGGTTCGAGACTCCGGATGAATACGACGACGTGGAGCCCGTAGACGACGATGTGGACATTGACGAACTGATGGAGGCCCCCGTGGCCAAAACGGGCCAGGTGTGGAAACTGGGACGCCACAGACTAATGGTCGGCGATAGTACCAGCGAAGCGGACGTCAAAAAGCTAATGGGGGGGCAACTCCTAGACTTAATCGTCACGGATCCGCCATATAACGTTGCCTATGAGGGTAAGACCAAAGACGCGTTGAAGATTGAAAACGACCAGATGGACAGCGCCCGCTTCCGTCTATTCTTAACCGACGCCTTCAAAGCAGCTGATGCAGTCTTGAAGCCCGGGGCCGGGTTCTATATTTGGTACGCCAGCCGAGAACATATCAACTTTGAATCGGCAGCATTGGCCGTTGGTTGGGACGTCAAGCAACAACTCATCTGGGTTAAGAACACAATGGTGCTTGGCCGCCAAGACTACCAGTGGAAACACGAGCCGGCATTGTACGGTTGGAAGCCAGGTGACAGCCACTACTTCATCAACGACCGCACCAACACGACGGTGATTGATGAAGAAATCGACCCGGACAAGATGTCAAAGGCAGACCTTGTGGACCTGGTAAAGGAAATCCAGCGCCAGTTGGAGCCAGGAACGACCATTCGGGAGGATAAGCCCGCCCGGAACGGGGAGCACCCAACAATGAAGCCTGTGCCGCTATTTGGTCGGTTGATTACTAACAGTTCTAAGCCAGGTGACAATGTTGGGGACTTCTTCGGGGGCTCTGGCACTACTCTAATTGCTGCTGAACAGCTCGGACGTAACGGGTTCGCAATGGAGTTAGATCCACACTATGCCGACGTCATCATTCACCGTTGGGAGAACTTCACAGGAGAGACAGCAGAATTGCTTAATGAGTAGATAAATTCGGAGATATTGGAGGTTTTTGCATGGCGCTCACCAAGAAGCAAACAGAGGTGGCAGCCCTTGTATTTGAAGGAAAGTTGAAGCGCCAGCAAATAGCAGACAAAGTCGGAATTGCAGAGTCAACTCTATATAAATGGCAGAAGCTACCAGAATTTGAACAGGCGGTTGTTGAAGCTGGCCACGAGTTCCTTCGAAGCAAGCTGGGCATACTAGTAAAGAACGCCTATAAATTGGCATTGGACTCACGGTCGGAGATGGTGCGGTTTCAAGCCACAACATGGTTGTTAGATCGTGCGGCGTTTGGTGTGGATAGGCAACAAGAGCTCGATTACCAAGACGCACGAATCGCAGAACTGGAAGCAAAGATTGAAAAGTTATCAGGAGGGGATGAGAATGCGCAGGCGGACACAATCGCGGCATTTAATGCGGCAGCCGCAGCAAACGCAAAGCAACAAGCCGACCCGCCAAGTTCCTCTGCCGGTGTGGACTAAGAAGCAAGCCCAGGTATACACCAAAGCAACCACCGAAGATTGGTGGAAAATATTAATCAACACCGGCGCGTTCCGAAGCGGCAAGACTGTCGTTGATAACGCGCTTTTTTTGAACGATTTGCAGCGTGTAAGAGAGATGGCTGATGAAAGAAACGAAGCAATGCCCCAATACATATTGGCCGGCTATTCAAGTAAGACCATCACCAGCAATATTTTAGTGCCCCTGCAGCAAGCAGTGCCGGGTTTGAAGATTAAATGGGACCGTAACGGAGCATTTGAGCTGCTGGGGGTTCGAGTTGTGCTCTCCTACACCGGAACAAGCCGAGGAATGGACAGTATTCGTGGTATGACCGCGTGGGGAGCATATGTCAACGAGGTTTCCCTGGCTAACGAAGCCGTCTGGAATGAAATCGTGTCTCGTGTATCGGTAGAAAACGCCCGAATAATCGGTGATACCAACCCAGACAACCCTAGTCACTGGCTCAAGACCAAGTTTATCGACAAGGCAGACGATCCAGAGAGCGAAGTCAAAATCATGGTTAACACATTCACGCTAGATGAGAATACGTTCTTGGCCAGCGATTACGTCAACAACCTGAAAGCCAGTTTAACGGGCGTCTGGTATCAACGAGGCGTGCTTGGTCATTGGACGGTTGCTGAAGGTACGATATACGCCAATTTTGACAAGGACAAAATGGTGGTCGATTTACCGGCAAACACCACTTTTGAAGATGAATGGGTATCAGTCGATTACGGAACGCTGAACGCTACCGTGTTTAAGCGCTGGAGCCTCTATCACGGTATTTGGTACAACACGGCAGAATACTACTATTCAGGTCGTGAAACGCGACAGCAACGCACTGACGCCGAATTTGCAGAGGATATGGAGCAGTTCTATAAGGATAACCAGTTAGACCGCAACTATACTCGCATTATCCTCGACCCGAGTGCTGCGTCCTTCAGAACGGAGTTAAAGAAGCGTGGTTTCGTCGTAAAGAAAGCAAAGAACGATGTAATCAACGGCATCCGAGCCGAAATGACGGCCATGAATGAAGGACTAATCAAGTGGACCCCCAAAGCGGTGAACACATTCCGAGAGTTTGGCCTCTATGTTTGGGACGAGACAGCCAGCAACCGCGGAGAAGATAAGCCAGTCAAGCAAAACGACCACGCGCTCGACGCTGATCGTTATTTCGTATACACAGTATTAGCCAAGGACAAGAAGGCCAGTGGCTTTATCACATGGAAGGAATAAAACAATGGACCAAGACGAACTGCAGCCGATGTCGGTGGCCGTAGCCGGTGCAATCTTTAAACAAACGGACCGATTACGCTTCGAGGTCCGAAGTGCCTACCGGAAGTCGTTGCGATATTACAAGAATCAAAACGACATCACACTGAAGAATCAAGGTAAAAGCCGAGCAAATGGTGAAAAGAAGGACGAAAGCAACCCACTGCGGCAACATGACAGCCGTGTGAGTTCTAACTTCCACCAACTACTCGTTGACCAAAAGGCGTCATATACCGGCAGCATTCCACCCGAGATTGACACTGACGACGACAAATTGAACATGTCGATCATGAACGAGCTGGGCGCAGAATATCCCCGGACATTGCAGCGCCTGATGGTTAACGCTTCATTAGCAGGTATTGCCTGGCTACACATCTGGAACGACGCCGCAGATGGCAGTTTTAAATTTGCAATCGTGCCCCCAGATGAGGTGACGCCGATTTATAACAACGCACTAGAACGCAAGCTGCAGGCGGTACGTCGAACATACACCAAGCTGGATCCACAAGACGGCGAAGTTTACATCATCGATGAGTATTGGACAGCTTCCGAAGTCTCTCGGTTTAAGCGGCATAAGAATGCCGGCTATGAATCGATGATAATCGACGACGCCTACCAGGTTTATGACGACAACTTGCCTGAACAGAGCTTCAACACCAACGTCATGAAGAATGAATTCGGAGCCATTCCGTTTATTCCATTCCCTAATGACGCCGAAGAAACCCCAGACTTGGACAAGTACAAGGGCCTGATTGACGGGTACGATTTGGTGTTTAACGGCTTCATCAACGACGTCGAGGACGTTCAGCAGATTATTTTTGTGCTAACCAATTACGGCAGCGCAGATTTGGGCAAGTTCCGCTCGGATTTGAAGAAATACAAGGCAATCAACATGGAAAACGATGGTGATGGCGACCCTTCAGGCGTCTCTACCCTAAAAGTTGATATCCCGGTCGAAGCCAGAAACAGTTTGTTGACGCAACTGACCGACAATATTTTTCTACAAGGTCAGGGTGTGAACCCTACCAAGCTAGAACTTGGGAACAACTCCGGCGTTGCTTTAAAGTACCTCTATTCACTCTTAGAGTTGAAGGCAAGCAAGCTAGAAAGCGAGTTCCGCCCAGGTATTGAGGAGCTAGTCCGGTTTGTAATGAGACATTTGAGTGCTAAGGACGCCGACACACGGACCATTAAGCAAACATGGAAGCGTGCGGCCATTCAAAACGACGTCGAACGTGCAGATGTAGCGGCCAAGGTTGCCACATTCACATCCGACGAAGCACTGGCCAAGGCAAACCCCATTGTTGATGACTGGTCGGAAGAATTGAAGCTTAGACAAGCACAACAAGACGGAACAGACGATTATGCAAATGAAACAGCGCGACAAAACCTCGGCGATCATGACGACAACGACGACATCAAAGACGATGACCCGGACGATGACGACGAGAACAACAAGTAATAACACCCAAATGAATGGAGGCTATCATGGACTCGGAACAGTACTGGAAGAACCGAGCGCTTCGAGTTAAGAACCAAGCTCTCACGGCGGCCGAAGATTACGAGAAAGGTGCCCACAAACGATTTGCCCCAGTGCAAAAGGATATTGAGGCGCAAATCGAAAAATGGACAGAGCGTTATGCCACAGCAAGCGGTATGACCATCGAGGACGCCCAGGCTTCGCTCACACCGGCCGAAATGAAAGGTTGGAAGCAATCACTCGCCGAGTGGGAGAAGATGGCTGTGTCGCCCGAATATAAGGAAAAATACAAGGCGCTGATGGATGCGGAGTATGCGAAGTCTAAAATCAACCGCTTAGAGGTCCTTAAATCGCAGGTGCAGCACACCATGGCACAATACGCCAGTCCAGAAGCCGACAAAATGCAGAACATGCTGACAGCGACTTACGCCAACACCTATTACCGTTCGGTTCACAATATCCAGAACCAGAAAATGCAAATATCTGGTGATTTTGCAAAGTTTAACGAGGACCAGTTACAAGCAGCGGTCGGACAACGATGGGCAGGTAGTGATTTCAGCTCTCGTATTTGGGGGAATATGGTCGAAAAGTGGCCAGAACAACTCAACAAAACCATCTTCAAAGGCGCAGCAATGGGTCTAACTGCCGATGAGATGATAAAAGAGGCTAGATTAACGTTTAAAGGCGCTACTGAGTACAATCTCCACCGGTTAATCACGACGGAGGCCGGTCACGTAGCAGAAAGCGCAACGCTTAAGGCGTATCAGGAGAGTGGCGTGGAGCGTTACGAGTACATGGCCACGTTAGAATCACACACATGTGAGATTTGCCGAGCGCTTGACGGTAAGGTCTATGAGGTTAAGAAGCAAATAGCTGGCGAGAACTATCCGCTCATTCATCCAAACTGCCGATGCACAACCGGACCATGGATCCCCGAAGTTCAAACAATGAATAACGAACGGTGGTCACGAAACCCGGAGACCGGCAAGGTTGATATGGTGAACAACGTCTCATTTGGTGAGTGGGCCAAGCAGGTCGGACTTGAAAACGGTCCTTTGAAGCCTGGCACCAAGCTTAAGACCATTTACAGCAAGGCAGCCAAGACAGCTGTGACACTCGCTGATGCCATTACTAAGTTGCCAACAGTAAAGCCAACAGAGCCAGAATTGGTTACGGTTGGAGACGATGGTGTGTACAACATCAATTACGCTTACGGCGCAGTTGGAAAAGATGGGTCGCTCGACATTGTCAAGATGGGCTCTTATAAGACTGAAAAAGCGGCAATCAAGAACACGCTAAGCATTATTGAAACCGGCAAAATTCAGATTAAAAATTGGAGCGAACCAAATACGCCAGTTTATAACCCAAAGAAGGCTGAATTGATGAAAAAGTCCTTAGAACAATTCGAGGGACAAGCCAATGCGGTGTTCGGTGACAAGCTGGACAAGGCCAAGGCGACTGCAAAGAAGAAAGCCTTAGCCGAAAAAGCAGCGGCCAAAGCGGCAATTGCTGAAAAGTCGATTAAAGAACTATCAATCAACGCCCCAGGCTCCGCCAAATGGTACACGTTTAACGATGATGGCACGTTTGTGGTTACTTCCTACACAGGAAAGAAGCAGACGTTTAAGACGCAGCAAGCGGCCATTAATAAGCTAGCCAAGAACAGCGAGAAGTTTAAAGAGCACGCCTTCTTAATCGAGAAGCAATATCCCGAAAAGGCCGAGCAGGTAATGGACTATGCTGACCACTTGGACGAGTTGATCAAGAAGTTGAAGGTGGCACCAGTTCCAAAGGCTACCAAGTCATCGCCAGCAAAGAAACCCACAGCAAAGGGCAATTCAAAGTACCAAACAACTGGCCAGGGCATTGTTGAAGTTGATGCGGAAGATTGGAAAGGTATCCCACACCGCGTTCATGACGGTACACGCCAAATACGTGTTAAGAATAGCAAGTTAAGCAACTTTGAAATCGAACCAAATTTGCAGGTGTCGGCCCGTGAAGTTGATACAAGCGGTAAAATCGGTAGCTGGTACAAGGACGCTAACGGTGCCCACAAAACGTTGTCGACTGATTGGACTGAGGCTGACATTACCAAGACTGAAGCAACTGCTCTATTCTGGTACACGGCGGGGTCGTCGTACATTAACGAGCCAATGCGTGGCCAAACTTATTACGGCCCTAACTCCCGAGACGCCAAAAAGGATATTGCAAACATTCGCAAAGCGATTAGCAAGACTGAGACGAAACACAATATCACCGTGGTTCGTAAGGACGACTTCGGAGCTGCAGCGCTTCTTAATAACGGTGAGTTTAAAGACGGTGCGTTCTATTCAACGTCATCAAGTCCAAACATGAGCTGGTCCGGTATTCCAATTATTATCGAAGTGCCAAAGGGTAAAGGTCGCGGAACATATCTACACGCACCAAACGGAGACCGTTCGGGATTAGGTAGCGGTGGCGTTAACAGTCGCTATTCAACTGAATATGAGTACTTGCTGTCTGATGAAGCAACACTTATATTTAAGGCTGTAAACTATGATCGCAGCGGCGAGATAGTATCAATTAGAGCGGAGGCAAAATTCGATGACTAGTAAAATGAATATCATCATGGCCAATTACGAAGATGCGGATGCCCTATTCAATTCAATGTCAGCTGACCAGCGCGCCATCACACAGATGGAAGTCGCGGGATACTGGCAATATTGGGACGATTTAAGCGCAGTATTCGATGCTGCTGCAGAATCACCAGAAGCTGGTGAAGAACTGCGTGCGTCAGTCCAAGAAAAGACAGGTCTGCCTAACCAAGCGTTTGATTTAACGGCGCTTGACTGGGTAGCACTTCGCAGTATCACCAAGTCATGGGACAGCAAGCCCCGCACTCGTTCAGAGTACGAAGGCAATCTATCAGGAACTAATTTAAAAGAGCGTGTTCGCCAACAAATGACGATGGACGTAAACGACTGGGCCGAACAAAACGGTCTAGATGAAGATGATGATTAAGTAACACCCAAGTTCGCACGAGCCTGGGTGTTTTATTTTGCTCCCGCTAACTGATTACCGCAGGACGGCCCAAGCGACGGCATGGGAAATGGGAGCAGCGCCAAGCCAAGGGCGAAAATCCTTAAAATTCAAGTTAATGCACACTAGCCGGGGACGCTCGGTATACATATTCCAGCTGGCGCACGTGTGCGAAGTGGCACGAGTACCATAGACCAGCAAAACCCAAAACCGCATCTGGTGGTGGTTGAGATGCAAAATTCCAATGGTTAAGCATTGGGCAATAACTAAATACCGCCAGCTCCACAAAGCGATTGGCGGATACATAGCAAATCAAAATACAGAAAGTTGGTGTAGAAAGACCTCCTTTTATTTTAATCAGTCGGTAGACGCCAGCTGTGTGCGGTCTACATACATAAAACATGGTCCCAAGCATGACCCTAAACTGCTTTTTTATTTTGCTCAAACTTCATCGCGGGCGGGCCGCGGTATAAATCCCGGGAAAGGTAAGCAATGAAACGAGAAGAACTGAAGGAACTCGGTCTATCCGACGAACAAGTTAATTCTGTAATGGCATCAGCCAAGAAAGATGAAAACGCACTGCGTGACCAACTAACGACGATCACATCAGAACGCGACTCTCTGCAATTACAAGTTGATACGAATGCAGCCGAACTTCGTAAGTTGGAAAAGGCCAACAAGGATAATGAAGAACTGACTAGCCAGTTGTCAACGTTACGACAACAAGTGGATGACCAAAAGAAGCAATTTGAAGCGGAACAAACGGCTGCCAAGATTGACTCCCTATTGGCCAATGAACTATCAGCAGCCAAAGTCCGAGATACCGACGTTGTAAAGGCGCTCATTAACCGCGAGGACTTAACACTCGGCGACGACGGAACATTGAAGGGCCTTTCAGACCAACTCAAGCCATTGCAAGAGCAAAAAGCCTGGTTGTTTGAGGGTAAAACCAGGACCAAATATTCACCGGAGGGAAGTTCAAACGACGATACCAAAGGTGCCGATTTAGCAGCAGCCATGAAGCGTGAAGATTTCAACTTCACTGAATGGGCACAATCACAAAAGGAAGATTAGAGGTTAACTAATGGCAAACGATTACATGAGCACGCTTGACGTCATCACCCCAGAGATTTTTAACCAATACATGGAGAATTTGACGGTAGAGCGCTCAGCATTTATTCAATCAGGCGTGGCCGTTTCAGATGATCGTGTATCAGGCATGATTACTTCAGGTAATACGGTTGTTAACATGCCATACTGGAACGATTTGTCAGGCGATGATGAAGTGTTGGGCGATGGTGACAAGGCCCTTTCAACATCAAAGATGACAGCCGGCCAAGACTTGGCACAAGTAATGTACCGTGGTAAGGGTTGGGGAGTTAACGAAATGGCAGCCGTTTTGTCTGGCGCTGACCCACTTGGATCATTGATGAGTAAGATTGCAAACTACTGGTTGCGTCGTGAACAACAAGTTTTGATGTCAACTTTGAACGGTTTGTTTGTAGGCACTGACGCAACTTTGAAGGAACACTTGGCAGACACCAAGACCAACATCTCAGCAAAGGCCGTATTGGATGCGAAGCAACTATTGGGTGACCACGCGGACAGTTTGGCCATGATTGTTATGCACTCTCAAACGTACACTGAGTTACAAAAGCAAAACTTGATTGAGTTCATCGAACCATCAACAGGCGGCGCACAAATTGCGTACTACTTGGGTTACCAGGTAGTTGTCGACGATATGCTGCTACCAACGGCCGAAGGGACTTACACAACGTACCTATTGGCAGCCGGGTCATTCGGTCGCAACGCTGGGTCTCCTTCAAACCTAACGACGTTCGAAACTGAGCGTAAGGCATCAGTCGGAACCGACAACATTTACACGCGTCGTGCATTCGTAATGCACCCATACGGTGTTAAGTGGACCGGTAACGATTTGGAAGAAGGTAACTTGACGCCAACGAACGTCGACTTGGCCAAGGCAGCGAACCACAAAGCCGTCTTTGATTTGAAGAATATCGGTATTGTTGGACTTCAACACACGGTCGGTTCATCAACTGCTCCAACAGTTTAAGGAGGCAAACAATGGCTAAGAAAGCGATTGTAGTTAAGAATTTTAATGACCGATACTTTGGTCGCGAGTTCAAGAAGGGTGAAGAGTATCCCGCGTGGGTCGCTTCAGAACGCCTTCAAGAGTTGATGCAAACTGAAGTCAATGGCAACGTTGGCCCATTTATTCAAGTAATCCATGAAAACGACGAGCCTGGATTAACTGACGATGAGTCAACAATCGCTGGTTCAAGAATCACTGGGACCGAGGACCAGCAAGATGAAACTGATGATCAAGAGCCAGAGTTCAACATCGAAACGGCAACAGTTGCTGAATTGAAGGAAGAATTGGAAGAACGCGGTGTGGAATACCCCGCCAAGGCTACCAAGGACGAGCTCAAGGCGTTGTTTAACTAGGAGGCACCGATGGCATACCCACGACTTGTAACGCTCACCAGCAACCTGAAAACCTTAAATCCGATGCACCCGGGATATGAAGAAGGCATTTATAACCTACTGCTAAACATGGTGGTCGATAAGGTAATCAATGATGCAGCAGCTTATATGAATCGAACGGCCGAAGATATTCCAGAAGCATTGGACTCGACAATCTTATTAAAGGCTTCGAGTTGGCTCTCGGACAGCGGTGTTTTAAAGACAGTTGATGAGCAATCGGCCGGTGGACCGGTTTCGTCAATTTCAGAAGGTGACACAAGCGTGAGTTTTGCCGTTACGGCTGACCCGATTAGTGCCTTAAGTGGGGCAAACTTCTTGGATGACGGCTTCAAACACACGCTCAGACGGTACAGAAAGGTGGCTGAACCATGGGGGACAGACTAAGTGCGGCATTTAACCGTGCCAAAGCCTCAATTGAGAGTTTGTATCGCGATAAGGCCACGATTTATGTAAAAGCCGACATTACCACTCAGACGGGGTTTGACGACCGGTCGGAGTTACGGGCAATTCTCACCGATATCCCAGCTAAGATTTCACGCAGCGGGCTGAAGGCGGCCGAAAAGGGCCAATTCGCTGGGGTTCAATATGATGCGACACTGTATCTCGACACAACAACACAAATCCCAGCGGGAGCAGTAATTGATGTAACTGACACCAACGGTCAAACAACGCGTTACCGACGTTCCTCTCTTGGGTATCAAAGTTACTTGACACACCAAGAAGTCGCCTTGACGTTCGATGAGCGAAGGTGAGGTGAATCATGGCACAGTTTGGCAAGTTTGACGATGAATCACTTCAACAATTCATTGCAGATTTTGACAGCAAGGTGAACGGCCAGGAAATGGCTAATCTGATGGAGGATATCGGCAAGGATTTGCAAATATTGCTGATTAATACCGTAAAGAAGAAAACCCCACCTGGACCATCAAAGCAGTTAAAACGCAATTGGTTTCCTGGGGACCTTAAATACACTGGTAACACATTAACAGTGGAAGTTCATAACAATCTAGAATACGCGCCCCATGTTGAATACGGGCACAGACAAACGCCTGGACGATACGTACCGGCAATTGGAAAACGATTGAAACGGGACTATGTGCCAGGTAAACATATGCTAGAAAATTCTATGAACGAACTCGACAGCAAGCTCGACCAGATACTGGGAGCCAAAGTCGATAAGTTCTTACACGATTTCTTTTGGGGGTAACTTATGGACATTGCCAGCGTGGTTGCCACGACACTGAAGCGATTATTTCCAGGGGTGCCAGTCAACAGAGAGACGCAAGCAGACGGATCATTCACGATGCCGTCTTTTTTTGTGTCTGAGTTAGAAACGCAGGCCACGTCAAAGCCAAATGAGGAGCAAATGCGCCGATATAACTTTAACGTCGTCTATCTGTTGGACCCAAACGGCCCCCAGGCAGAACAAAACGCACTGGCCAAAGACGTCATCCTTTCGCAAATGGATTATTTGACCGACGAGAGCGGCAAAGAACTATACAAGACCAAAGGATTGACCACGGATATCAATGACGGTGATTTAAGCATCAGCTTCTATGTCCAGGTTCGAATGCAAAAAGAAACTGGCGCACCGTTTGATAAGGACCAAATGACACACAAGGAAGGATTAAAAGATGGATAAGCCGACTGAAAACAACACAGTCACCGACATCAAGGCTTACTTGGACGCGCAGGGCATTAGTTACGCCACTGACGCACGGAAGGCCGACCTGTTGGCGCTAATTCCTTCGGACGAACAAGAACCGGCGCAACCGGAAAACGAGCCGACAGAGGCTCCTGTGGACAGTGAGACACAGGCCGAAGAAGATAGCACCGAAACAGAACCACCCGTACGTGATAAAGAAGTACCAAACGTTCAAGATACTAAGTTTACGAAGTACGAAATCATCGTTCTGTCGTCGTTTGATGGACCAACTCGAGATTTGCTCCGTTTGGCCTTGAAGGACGATCAGTTGTACACAATTTCAGAAGCATTGGCGGCAAAAACCGCACTTGCAGAAAGGATGTTTGATTAATGGCAGGTGGAACATATTCACAACAAAATAAGCGCCTCCCTGGCGCATACGTCAACGTTAAAGCGGCACCACAAGCAATTGTGGCGGGAGCCGGAATCCGAGGCGTTGTTTTCACAGCACTTTCAGGATTGGGCTGGGGAGAAAACGGCGTTGTGTCAGTAACGGCAAATTCTGACTTTAACGCACTCTTGGGTCACCCTTTGACAGACGACAAGCTAACCGGATTGCGGTTGATTTTGACGAACGCACAAACAGCAATCGTTTACAACGTCAACCCAGGTACAAAGGCCACGGCAGCAGCTGAACCATTGCCATGGACGTTCGAAGCCAAGTACAACGGAACAGCTGGAAATGACATCTCTGTCACAGTCTCTCCAGATACTAGCAATGTATCGAAGTTCATCGTAACAACAACGTACGGAACGACGTTGGTTGACAAGCAATCAATCGTAAAAGCATCAGATTTGCAAGCCAACAATTACATGGTGCCAGCAATCGCCGAAGCAGCACAAGACGACGACGGAGCCGCAATGCTTGGAGTGCTTGCTTCAGCAATCTCTGTCAAGTTCACAGGTGGCACAACCGTCACAAGTGCCGACACAACTACTGATTTGCAAACGGCAATCGAGACGAATGAATTCAACACGATGGTGGCCGCAAACTCATCAGATACATCAGCATTACACTCGTTATTTGCTGCAGCAGCAGAGCGTTTGCGAGAGCAACAAGGTCGCAAGGTTCAAGCAGTTGTTCCAGTTGCCGCAAATACTAACTCAGATTACGAAGGTGTGATTGTGGTTGGTAACACGCTAATCCTCGAGAACGGCACAACGCTAACACAAGCGCAAGCCGCTGGGTTTGTCGCTGGTGCCGCAGCTGCAGCCGAACCGAATGAGTCATTGACTTACACGGTTATCCCAGGCGCCGCCGATGTAACACCACGTTTCACTGACGATCAAGCCATCGAGCAATTGTCAGAAGGACACATGATTTTTATCGCACAACGTGCCGAGGCAAAGATTTTGCAGGATATCAACTCACTACATACATTCACGCCAGAAAAGTCACGCGATTTTGCAAAGAATCGACCACTTCGAGTGCTAGATGATATTGCAAATACGGTCCGCGAGACCTGGGAAGATAACTTCATCGGTCAAGTGACAAACGACGCGACTGGCCGTGACCTATTGAAGGCCACGTTAGCCGAATACCTAACGACCTTGATGGCTTCAGGCGCTATCCAAAACTTCGTGGTGGACGATATCACAATCGCCCAAGGAACGGACAAGGACAGCGTCGTGGTTACGTTGGCAGTAACACCAACGGACGCCATGGAGAAGCTATACATGGAAGTCACATCACGATAGGGGGAAATAATTCATGGCAGGATTTAGCAAGCCAGGTGACGTGTTGGCGTCAAACTCAGGTACGGTCGTCGCAACCGTGGCTGGAAAGAATCACAAGCTGGGGTATTTGGAAGAACTAACCGCCAAGCTTGAACCCAACGTCGAAAAGGTTCAAATTTTGGGCCGTCGTATGGCTGGACACAAGGTGACATCGGTAGAAGGAACCGGGTCAATGAAGATGTTCTTGGTTTCCTCAATGTGGGCCCAAATCATCTCTGATTGGAAGGACGGCGGAGCATGGCCTGACATTTCATTCACGGTCACAATCGAGGACAAGGGGTCGAACGTAGGAAAGCAAGTGGTCCAATTCATGGGGATCACTTTTGAAGAGGCCGACTTGGCAACGTTGAGCTCAGATGATGGGGTTTTGGAAGCTGAGACCGACTTCTACTTTGATGACCACAAAATCATCACACCATTTGCAGCGTAATTACTAATTGAAATTTTGGAGGAATTAAACATGGCAGACGTTACAGCATTCTTTTTGGCACCCGAGGACGTAGCAGAGACTAAGAAGGTGAAGGTTTCAGACAAGTTACCTGAATTCACAATCAAGGCTTTGTCAGGAACGCAATTTGATGAAATTCAACGCCAATCAACGAAGATGCGCGCAGGAAAGGGCGGCAAGCAAACGCCGTACCAAGACACGTCACTCTTTAACGATTTGTTGATTGAAAAGTCAGTTGTTGAGCCTGACTTGGAAGATGCACAACTACAAGAGCACTACCACACACTCGGTAACGCAGCTGCAACGGCGCGTGCCATGTTGAAGGCCGGTCAATTAGCAAGTTTGGTTGACGACATTTCAACTTTGTCAGGCTTCACGTCGGAAGAAAGCCCACTCGAAGATGACATTGAATCAGCAAAAAACTAATAGGTGCTGACGGTAACGGGGACTTCGTTTATTTCGTGTATGCAATGCACGAGTTCGGATGGACACCGCAGCAATGGTTGGACTTGAGCTACAAAGAACGAGTACTGGTCATTGCTGGCATACGGTTCCATAACGAACAGGAAAAGGCGGCTCAAGAGCAAGCGGAGGCTGAAGCTGAAGCAAAGGTTCGTAAACAATCCCGTCACCGTTAGCAACGAGCCGGGACCGCCCGGCATACATATCGAAATCGAGAGAAAGGAGCATATATGGCAGGTAAGACCTTATCGGCGACACTTAGCTTGATGGACGGCATGTCAAAAGTCCTTAATACGATTAATGGCAGCATGCAGCGAGCCGGGGCACAAATGACAGCGTTTAAAGGCAAGGTGGAGCAGCCGTACAATGGTGGACCTGGGGACAAGATGCAGTTACAGGCGTCAAAAGCGAATGCCGCGTTTAATACAATGAATGCAGGCGCCGAAAAGACTGGGTCAATGTTTAAAAGCATGCTGGGGTCAACAATCATTGGAAACGGTATTACCGCAGGAATTGGAGCGGTCACCAACGGCATTACTGAGATGATGGGTGAACTGAGCGCTTCAAGTGCCACTTGGCAAACATTCCAAGGGAACATGGAGAACTTAGGCAAGAGCAAAAGCCAAATTGCAGGTGTTAAGAGTGAGCTGCAAGACTTTGCCACCAAGACGATTTATAGTGCGTCGGATATGAGTTCAACATACGCACAATTGGCCGCCGTTGGTACTAAAAACACGACTCAACTGGTTGAAGGGTTCGGTGGGTTGGCTGCTGCTTCCGAGGATCCAGCGCAAGCCATGAAAACATTGAGCCAGCAAGCCACACAAATGGCTGCCAAACCAAAGGTTCAGTGGGAAGATTTCAAGTTGATGTTGGAGCAAACACCTGCAGGTATGGCGGCCGTTGGTAAAGCAATGGGCATGACCACAACCGAGTTGATCTCATCAATCCAGGACGGAAACGTCAAGACACAGGACTTCTTCGATGCCATCGCCAAAACGGGTGGTGACCCAGGCGGTGCATTTATGAAGATGGCCACTAAATACAAGACAGTTGGCCAAGCAATGGACGGGTTCAAAGAGACCCTTACAAATAAGCTTCAGAAACCCTTTGACCAATTCAGCCAAGTGGGAATCAAAGCGATTAGTGGTATCACTGACAAAATAGGTGACATTAATTTTGACAGTATCGCTGCAAAGTTAATGTCGTTCGCATCATCCATCGCAAACGCCGCAAAATCAATGTGGAACGGGTTCAAAGACACAGGTGCGATTAGCGCTGTACAGAGTGCGATTAGTTCTATTGGTGGCGCGTTTAACCACATAAAGGACGCGATGGCAGGTATTGGTGGTGGCGATGTATTCAAATCCCTTGGAACCGCTCTGGGTGCGATTACAGGAACCGCGGCCAAAGCAATTGGTGCAGTCGCTGACGCGATATCAAAAATGGACCCGGCAACAATCCAGGCAACTGCGATTGGTATTGGTTCGTTTGCGGGTGCACTAGCAACAATGGCAGCTGGTACAAAAGCCGTGAACTCAATTAAGTCGCTCGCAACCAACATCACGGGCATTGCTAAAAGTGCCGTTGGAATTGGTGAAAAGTTATTCGGAATGGCAGCTGGTCAAGCAGCGGTCGCCGCATCAAGTGCTCCAGCGGCAGCAGGAGAGGCCGCAGTGGGAAGTGCAGCGGGAGCATCTGCAGGACAAATTATGGCCATGGGAGTGGCAATACTACTGATTGGTGCCGGTATCGCCGTTGCTTCAGCTGGGATGTATATCTTGGCACAGGCCGCAGTCGTGCTAACGAGTGGTGGTTGGGGAGCCGTTGGTGCATTAGTAGCATTGGTGGCTGTAATTGCACTATTCGCAGTCGGAGCGGCGGTATTAGGACCGGCGTTAGCTGTAGCGGCCCCCGGAATGATTGCATTCGGTGTTGCGGTCACTTTAGTGGGAGTTGGCATTCTTCTTGCGGCTGGAGGGATTACTCTGTTAGCTACTCAATTGCCTATCATTGCCATTTATGGACAAATGGCCGGAGTAAATCTGATGATTATCGGAGCCGCAATGGCGATCATTGGCGTCGGTGCATTAGTAGCTGGAGCAGGATTAATTGTATTTGGAGCCGCACTAATCGTTGCTGCAGCAGGTATGACTACAGCAGCATTGGGAGGCGCATTAGTCGCGGCAGCGCTAGTCCTAGTTGGAGCGGCAGCATTAATTGCCGGGGCAGGGTTCGTCGTTCTGGCGGCTGGATTAACCGCCACTGCGGCAGCTATTATGGCCGTCGCCGCGGCAATTCAAATGTTGGCTGGAGTGGTAGCCGAAATTTTCTCGGCAATTGTTTCCACAATTACAAGCGCCATGGCCCAAGCGGTGTCTGCTGTTCAAAGTGGGTTCCAGAGAGCCGTCGCAGCAGTTAAGAATGTAGGATCAGATTTAATTTCAGCTGGTCGAAACTTCGTTATGGGATTTGTGAATGGTATCAAGGATAAAATCGGTGATGCGATTGACGCAGCGTCAAACATGGCTAAGTCAGCCGTTAATGCCGCCAAGAAGTTCTTGAACATCCACTCTCCATCACGAGTTATGAGAGATGAGGTTGGTTATTACGTCGGAGCCGGAATGGCAGTCGGAATTAATAACAGCGCTTCAGACGTTAGCCGTGCGTCAACAGATATGGCCCAAAACGCAGTAGACGCAGCAAGCAACGTCGGCGGCGCAACTATTGCCGGTGCGACGGTTGCAGCAAATCCTGGGGACATTTTGGCCAACGGATTTATGAACGCAATTACAGCGCTAGAAGCTTTGCTATCTCGTATGGGAGCTCTGGACGGCTCGATGGTTGGTGTAAACGGCGACGTTGCCGGCATTGACGGTCAGGGCGACAAAAACCCATATAGTGGTAACAAGCCACAACCCAAGACATCAGGGAACGGCAATGGCAATGGACAAGTAACTGTCACATTTGCTGAAGGTTCAATACAAATCAACACAGGCGGAGCCGAAATTCACGGTGAAGATTTAGTGCGTGAGATTGAGGATTATCTCTCGGATCGGCGCGATGCTAATCTTAAGTTCGGCTAGAAGGAGGAAGCATGGCACGAGTATCGTTATATTTGACAAATTTTAAAAATCAAACATACGAGTTCCCAATGACGCCCGACTCGTTAACATTTAAAACGAATGCAGGCAATGCGACTGTATCGGTCATCGAGCTTGGCCAGATTAATCGACTGGCAGCTAAACGAAATCTTGGAACTGTTAGCATGACGCTCAAAATCCCACGTGACTTACGAGTTCGCAAGCGATACTGGACCGGTCGCAAAATCACTTGGCCAAATGCAGATGGCGGTGACGGATATGTTCAGTTGCTAACGGATATCGAAGAACGTCATGAAGTGGCACGCCTGATTTTGACAGGTACGCCCTTTAATCATCAATTTACGATAGAAAGCCTCTCAACAGGGTTCAGTGATACAACCGACGAATGGACTGTTGATATTGAATTAACTGAATGGCGTGACTATTCAGCGCGAGTACTTAAGGTGGCACCAATTCCAAATAAAATCGTTGTTTCTAAACCACGGCCAAGCGGGAAAGTGGGCATTGGTTCCACGGTTATCGTTAACGGACAATTGCACGTTGATAGTTACGGAAACGGCCCTGGTGTAACCGAAGTAAATGCAACTCGTAAGATTAATTTCACAGCGCCTGGTCGGGCTTTCCCTTATCACGTGACAACACTTGAAGGCGGCTGGCGAGGTTGGGTTACAGCGGACGCGGTGAGGTTAGCATAATGGCAGATTACAACTTACAAAATGGTTATGCAGGCAACAAAGCTACGTTCGAAAATCATTTAACGCGCTTCACTATTTGGAATGTCTACACAAAAGCAGTCCAAGACGTGACAGCCAGTGTACACAATATTAAATGGATAACGGATTTAGAGGCCGCAACGCAGCTAACATTTGATGTTATGCGTGGAAACTTTGAGTTCATTCCCTGGAACGGTGACCAAGTAGTCATGGAATGGAATGGCGAAGTAATATTCACGGGTTGGGTTTTCAAGCGAGACCTTGATCAAGACGACAAGTGGAGCCTCATCGCGTATCCTGCTAGTCGCTACCTAAAAGGCACAGGCACTTATCAGTGGCCAGCTGCAAGTTCAAGTGACCGTTTCGCCAGAATTGCACAAGATATTCAGATACCATACAAGATACTCGATGTGAACAAATACAAGGTTCCTGCGGAAATCACTGATGGTGCGACCTATTTTGACATGGTAAACAAGGCAGCGGAAACAGCTCGCACACATACCGGCGAACGTTTCTTCTTAATGGACGCAGGAGACGGTACAATTCAACACGTGAGCACGGCCAGACTTGAAACCAAGTATTTACTGGGAGACGCCGCAAACGTGCAGTCGTGGAAGTTTTCAGCCTCAATTGAGGACACAAGCAACATCGTCACGGTTATCCACGAGGACAGCAAGACGAAGAAGCGGCAAACATACACTGCCCGAGATAATGGCACAATTCCTTATTGGGGGCCGTTGATACACACAGAGACACTGTCCGGCAGCAAGATAAACGAAGCCCAGGTTCGAGAAAAAGCGGAGTCGTTGTTGCGGGAAAAGAATGTCGAGAAGAAGTCATTCTCACTTACGATACTTGGCGATTTAAAGATACGGGCTGGGGTCAGTTTTTACGTCGATATGTGGGAGGTTCGCAGCGTAGGGTTGCCAGCATTCACAAAGGTGTTAGTAACCAAAGCAACTCATAATTTTGATAACCCGTGGTCGGTAGATTTGGAGGTGACTGCAGTATGACAGAACACGTTGCCGGTGATAAACTGCTCGGCATGATTAATTCACGAGGTGGAAAAGATGCGGATTACACGGATGAAGTATTCGGAACGGTGAATTCAACGGATCCGTTATCAATTTGGATTAGCCAAGATTTACCAAGTGTCAGCGAGGAATTCTTAGAACTAACGACTGAAGCCAAAGGACTGACAATCGAAGTAGAGTTGCCGGTATCTGGTGGAGATACTTCAAGTGATAAGACAGATGATGACAAGACAGAAAAAGACGATGAAAGCAAAGGCCAAGTGGCAAAGGGAAAGATAGAGGTGTTCGCACCACTTGCTCCTGGCGATAAGGTACGCATGCTGCGTGTAAAACAAGGCCAGAGGTTCATCGTAATGGGGAGGGCTTAGATGAATCCAGAACCAGACATTGAGGAAATCACATTACCCACGCAAACATATCGAGTTCAAAACGGACGGATTATCAGCTTCACCGACGGAAAAGACGCCATGCGCCAAGCCATCGAAAAGATACTGACAACCGCCCGTTTTTCTGTACCTTGGTTATCAAACAGTTATGGCCATGATTTAGATGACCTGATAGGGAAGTCGCAAGAATACGCCTCAGCGGAAATCGAACGCATGATCAAGGAAGCTCTATCTGCTGATGACCGAGTGACATCCGTCGAAGTAACCACACCGGTGGAACTTGATAAAACGACGCTATTTGTAAAAGTTTCCGTAGTCACACTTTACGGGACAGTTGAATCAACAACGGAGGTGACAACCAATGACGCCTAACGACTTGCTGAAGGATATTGAGAAGTACAACTTCGATTATTTCGTTGAGGAAGCATTACAGCGTGTGCCCGTCGGCATTGATACACGTGAAGGTGCGATTATTTACGACGCACTAGCTCCGGCAGCATACTCATTCGCTGAATTGGCAATGAGTATTCACGATGTATTGATTGACACATACACTCAAACAGCCCATGGCGAATTTTTAGATTATCGAGCAATTGAACGTGGATTGAAACGAAAGCCTGCGACATTTACGCAAGCTTTAGCACGGTTCACTGACCAAGATGGGCAGCCTTTTAAGGTGGAAATCGGTACACGATTTTCGTCAATCGGTACTGACCCTGTTTATTATTCGGTAACAAAACAAGTGGATGGTGGCTTTATCATCACTGCAGAACGTGCGGGAAATGCGCCTAATCGGTACATTGGCCAACTATTGCCAGTGGACAACATCAACGGTCTCGGATATGCCGAAATTACTAAGATTGAAATCCCTGCTGCGGATGCAGAGTCAGATGATGCGTTAAGAGAACGCGTGCTGGCAAGTAATACGTTCACAGAATACGGCGGAAACGTTGCCGATTATCGTGCAATGCTTGCGACAATTCCAGACGTTGGTGCGGCGCAAATCTATCCCACTTGGAATGGGGGTGGCACAGTCCGGGTCGTCATTCTAGATAACGAGTTCTTGCAACCAACACAAAGGCTTATCGATGAAGTTCAAGAGCTATTAGACCCAACTGACGCACAGGGGGATGGCTATGGTATGGCACCAATTGGTCACACCGTAACTGTTGCTTCACCGACTGCAAAAACCATTGAACTTGAAATCGGAATCGACACTGACGCCGATCTAACTTATGTAGATTTAACGCCCGCTGTAACCGAAGCAATCAACAAATATTTTGACGATCAACGGCGTTCAATTTGGCCGACTGTGGTCAGCAACCGTCATTATTCGCTCACTATCTACCGTAGTCAGCTTATGGCGGCTATTCTACAAGTCCCCGGCGTGGTTAACGTTTCCCAACTAACACTTGATAAAGGCACTTCGGACATTTCACTCGTATTTGACAATACGAAACAAGAGGTGCCAATCGTGGGGGGAGTTGATATTCATGGCTAAACTCTTCCGACTTAAAGAATTGATGCCCAACTATTACAGTGACGTGCTCGAAATGAATACGCTACTTGAGGTTGAACAGTATCAACTGGACGAATTCGAAGCAGCAATTAGGCGACAGCAAGCTAATCAATTTGTCATGACTGCAGACACCGACGGAATCGCCGTGTGGGAGACTTTGGTCGGGTTGAATAGTTCTAACAGTTTGGACTTAGAAACACGCAGGTACAACGTCCTGGCGCGAATGCTGCCACCTAAGCCCGTTACCATTCGATATTTGCGTGAGTTACTAGCGATGTTGAATATCAATGCTGAGCTTACCGTGAACGGTCCAGCGTTTAAGGTCGATGTCAAAATAAACACGACTGATACACAGGCCACCCGAAGGTTGAACGACCTCTTGTCTGCTCTGCTACCAGCGAACCTGAAGTACACAGCGTTCAATATTGGCCAGGAAAATCAGACAGGAGCACTCCATACCGGTGCCGGTGCACTGGTCTCAGTTCAAACAACCAATACATCAAGAACGGAGGCAGTATAAATGGCCGATAACTACAAGAAGTGGTTTGTTACTCAGATGTACGCTCAGGCAGAACAAGCTGCAGCATTAGCGAACAACCACATCACGTTTAAGCGCATGGTTGCCAGCCAAGATGTGATTGATGAATCGGACCTGCCAGGATTAACCAATTCATCAATCCAAACAATCAATGCGAAGCAAACGACCCTGATTAGCTCACAAGAGGCGAAGGGTAACTCAGTAACAATTGTTGCGGTGTTCAATAACAGCGAAGTGGTTACTGACTACCTGATGAATACGCTATTACTGGTAGCCGAATACAATGGCACCGAGTTTCTGGCAGCAGCAACCGTTGCCAATACCGCTTGGCACATGCCTGCTAATTCGGAAACAGAAAAGAGTGAGATTACATTTAAAGCACAATTAGCTGTTTCAAATACGTCAGTTGTTGACATGACATTGGATCCCAATGCTTACGCAACCAACGAAAGTCTGAATAAAATGCGGGACCAATTGGCAGGGCTTATTGATGAGAACAAGTCACTTATTGGACAGCTGCAACAAGCCGACACGCAGAACGTCAAAGTGTCGGGTAACCAAAACGTCAGCGGAACAAAAACATTCATAAGCAAAATTATTGGGGCACTATCCGGAAATGCCGACACGGCGTCAAAGCTGTTGAAGCCGTTTAATCTTAATGGCAAGTCGGTCGATGGTTCTCAGGACGTGCAAGTCAATGCGGCGAATGACGATCAGTTAGTCCATCAAACTGGGGCAGAATCAATAGGCGGTACAAAGACGTTCACGGCGGGACCAGTGGTTAAACAAGAAGTGCCTGGGCTTTGGTTCGGTACTACTGGTTCACCTGACGGAAATCAACAGCTTATCCGTTTAGGAAGCACGGGAACAATGGGTACAAATGTTGGATACTTTGGGACGAACCAGCTGGCGTTTTTTGGTGGCGGTGAAGGTGCCGGTGCTATTCAAAAGGACATTTACACCGACGGAAAAGCAAAAGGTGATTTAAGCTTTTTGGATGCAACGACGGAGAGTGCCGCGTTAGTCGGAGACGGCTCGGTTTACATTATTACCCACGCTAACAATTATCAAAACGGCACATATTCAGGACATTCCGTTATTGAGATTACAAGTGGCGGAGATATCAAAATCAACGGAAAATCTTATGACGCTGACCTTGTTCACAAAAGTGGTAATGAAACCGTTAGCGGTGATAAAAACTTCACGGGTACGATGTCGGGGACTACCAAGATTAATCAAATTGTTACAGCACTAAGTGGAAACAGCGTTGTGTCAATGCGGCCGGATATTCAAGCATACGAATATGGTGCAAAGGGGCTAACATTCAGATTTATAAAAATCGGGGCAACTGCCTTTGTTAACATATCTGGAAACGTCAGCCAAGATATCACGTCGGAAGAAACGCTTATTACATTGGGAGATGGTAGCAATGCCAAAGCGTACGCACAGCCTTATTGGGCTGGTGGAGAAACGACCGGCTATAAAGGGTCTGCAATTTCATTGGGCCAGACAGGAAATTTGTCAATTTGGGACGACGGCAGCATACACATCAGTTACCGTGGCCCCAAAATCGCCAAAGGTGCCTGGATGGATGGTAGTATCACGTACCTTTCTAACTCGGCACTACCAAGCAATATGATCGCAAACAATAGTTAATCAACAAGAAGGGACAATTATGGATTTTATTTTGAAGATACCCTGGGGCGCCCTGTTAAATGTACTTAGCGTCGCCGTCATTATTTGGGGTGGTACTAAGAACATGGCCAGCCAGGTGAAGGAGGCACTCACGCAACCATTAGAGAAAGCCGTCGAAGGACTGCAACTATCCGTCAATGACTTACGAAACGAACTGCGAGAGCAAGCTGAGAAACGCCATCGCAACGATCGTATTATTTTTAAGCGCTTAGAAGCTTTGGACCATCGATTGGCCAAAGTAGAGAACACAATCGACTTACCAATTGGACAACCAGTATCAACAATAGGAGGAGATGATGACTGATATTACACAATGGCTAACCACGGGAAATTTGGCCATTTTAGTTTTGACTTACGCTGCATTGAAGGGCCTTAAGGCGACGCCTCAAATTCCTGCGAAGTACAACCGTTGGCTTCCGTTGGCAGCAGTAGTTATTGGATTTGCAATCGGGGCAGTGCACGGATTAACAACACAAGCTGATGTTTGGAGTGATATGACCGTTGGGGCATTCGCAGGGGCCAATTCAACATGGCTGGATCAATTCATTAAGCAAACCTTGGGCCTGAAAGATAAAGACCACGTGGAGGTGGATTAAATGGCAAATATTAAGACTTACGGCGTCGACGTATCCGGTTATCAATTGGACACGTTGGCGTTTTTTCAGCAACTTAAAAATACAGGTGCGACGTTCGCCATTGTGAAGATTACAGAGGGGCTAGGTTACGTTAACCCGAACGCCACGAACCAGGTGATTAATGCTGACAAGGTTGGCATGGACACGGCAGGTTATCACTTCGCACGATTTGGTGGCAACGTAGCCTTGGCCAAACAAGAAGCAGCGTTCTTCATTAACCAGGCTTCCGCACGATTGGCCAAAGGTTCAATTTTGGCGTTGGACTATGAGGATGACGCATCAGGTGATGTGAATGCTAATACTGCTGCAATGATTGCGTTCATGGATGCGGTCAAGGCAGCCGGGTTTATTCCATGGAGCTACTCGTACAAACCCTATTACGATGAGCACACCAACCTGGGGGCGATTGTACAGAAATATCCTAATTCTACTTGGGTGGCCGGATACCCATTATCAAACACACCAGACTTCAATCACTTTCCTTCGGTAGAAGGGGTGTCGGTTTGGCAATACTCAAACAATTGGCAAGGGCTAGGTGTAGACGGAAATGTTCTATTATTAGACTGGCCAGAGTACACACACGGAAACGAAGGGGACAAGACAATTGCAAAGGCAACAGCAGCAGTCTGGGACAAGAATGGCAAGTGGTACACAGATAAGCAATTTAAGAAGCTTGCAAACGGTATGATTAAGCACATGGACTCGTATTACTACTTCGAGAACGGAAAGCGAATCGACAACGCGTTCCGATTTGTATACGACTTCATGTATTACTTGGGTAAGGACGGAAAGGCAGTACAAGGGGTTCAAAAGATTGGTAACAAGGCGTACGACTTCGGAACAGATGGCACGTACTACCTTCGTGGTGTAAAGTAA